CTCCGCCATAGCCTTTGATATTTTCGTCATAACCCATAAAATCTGAGCGCTTGACAATGCAATTTCCAGAACAATCTGGCTCTCCAGTATAATAGTTGCCGTCTTTTAAATTTAATTTATCAAAAAATGTCGGGTCTAATAAAGTGTCCGCATCGCAAAAGAAAATCCATTCCTCGTTAGTTTCAGCAACCCCCAAGTTTCTGGCCTTTGATAAATGAAAGTCTTTTGCGGCCGTCAAGCATGAGCGGATTTTGTTAGTTTGGCAATATCTAAATGCCATTTCATCGCCGTAACAAACAACGAATATCTTTGATTTATCTTTGATAGTTGCAATGCACTTTTTTAAATGCAGCAATCTATCTTTACAAGTTATAATTATATCCATAAAATTCCAATTCCGCCCCAGTCAGAACCCTCAATAAATTCGTCATGCTCTTTGCCGTCTTTGATTTCGTTCCAGAACTTATCCACTCGGCAAAATAATTCTCTATGCAATGGCGTGTCAATGATGTCATGGAATGCAATCACTCCGCCTTTACGCACAAACTTAGAATAAATTTCAAAATCTGCCTTAACGCCCTCATAAGTATGGTCGCCGTCAATCATAAGAAAATCAATCTTTGCGTTGCTATTGCCCAGTGTTTTGATTAACTCAGCTTTTAATTCTTTAGAGTCTCCGATTAAATAATCCACGCCGTCAATATTTGAACGCTGAGACATATCAATTGAAATGACTTTGTCAAACAATCCTTTGTAAGCATGCAAGCATCCGCCATCATAGCTGCCAATTTCAACGGCAATTTTTTTGCTCTTCATTGAGTTTAGGGCATGCAATAACTCTTCAAATTCTAATGGCTTCTGTTGAGCCTTATTGTTTATCGCCAACTGGACTAATGTCTTCATATTCTATTGTTATTTTTTTACCGATTATTTTATTTAATTTTTCTGCCTGCTCGACATTCATAATGTAATCATTTAGATACATTTTTTTTGCAACCTCTAAATAAAGGCCGTTGTCATCTTTTTTTAATACTCCTTTAATTTTCATGCTTTATAAATAATAAAGAAAATACCCAACTCAATTAAAATTGTGATAATTGTTTTAGTATAATAAATTCTCGACCCGCCGTATTCTTTAAAGAAACTCCAGTCCTTTTTGTAAATTTTGTTGTATGACATTAAAACGATTAATGCCAGAATGATTTTATAAATGTTCATATTGTCCGATGATGATTAAAGTATGAATTTGCCCCCATGCCCCATTGACAAGGCGATGTCGTTAATTTTATATTGTGTTTGACCGCTAAGTTTGTCAAAATACTTTGGTCGTGTCTGTGAGCCTTAAATCCGCTCAATTGATAATCTGGATTGTACTCGTCATTGACAAGCATAAGATTCGAGCAAAGATTAAAATATTCCTGCACAAACGCTCTGGTCTCTGGTGTGTTTCTATAAATTTGGATTGCTGCATTCGCTTGCAATTGGTCTGGCATGCAAACAACGCCCATGTCATAATATGTCTCAGACTTGCACCAATCAATGTGCCTTTGGCCATTATGAAATAGCTTTATATTTTCGCCGTCTTTTATTAAGTCATTTGGATTCTTTAGGCATTCAATTGTTGAGTCCAAATACATGACATATTCGTTCTCGTCAATGATGCTTAAAATGTAGTCTATTAAATAAGGTTTCCAAAGCCACCAACCATAACCCCGAGACGAATATAGATGCTCTGGGTAAGCATCAAAAAGCATTTCAACACTTTTCTCGTTAAACGTTTTAGTGTACATAAATCTGCTCATGGATTTATGCAATTTATCGATTGTTTGCTGATATTCTTTTGTCCCGAAAGTTATGCAGATTGGCATTTGCTTTGAATAAAATTAAATATGTTTAGTTCGCTAAAATAGTATTCTTTTTGCTCTTCGACAAGTTTTTCTGAATCGCCCATGCTTGCAAGCGAAATAATAGCCTCTAAACGTTGCATTGTATTTTCAGCAATGGCCGAATAAGGTATCGGAAACGCATCACAAATGACAATATCCCAGAATTTTTCTGTAACATAATAGTCCTCAATTGAATTTTCAATACAAATAGACGTGTGGTAATCAATTAAACCATCTTTTTTTTCTTTTAATTCGCCTTTGTATCTGGCATCTTTAATGTCCCAACCTTTGCCGTAAATATCCACGTCCAAATCCGATGCTAATATTTTTTCGACCAATTCGTTTCGAAATCCATACAACGTTCCCTCTCTCGGTTCTTGTTTAGCCACTATAAAACTACATTTTTTAGTTTTTTCAGCCTTTAAGTTTATTGCATCTTCATAATCTAAGCCACTCCAATTAAACATCATTGGCAATTGGTTATTCACTGGCGCAATAAACTCAGCAACTTGCCCAGTCCAATCTTTATAATTTGCCGACCAACTCGGTTCTTGCGCAAACGCAAATGTTTTTGCAGGGTCTTTTATCTTTTCTATTGTGTCATTAAATATAAAAAGCAAGTCATAGTCATTGCCAGACGTAAATTCAAAATTTTTAACCGCATTTTTTGGAGCAAATTGTCTCATCACCTCACTCGCCAATCTTTCAGATGTGGCATAGTTGCTCGTTAGTTTCACTTTTAGCATAAATGTTTGATTTTAAAGTTTTTAGTTGCACAAAAGGTTGAAAAAAACCGCTCACAAATGAATGTGTGCATCGGATAAAACTCAACGCCAGTGATTGCCTTTATTTTTTCGGCTGAAAATCTGCCAGACTTATATTTTGTGTCTGTAAATAATCTATTTTGTAGCCATTTATCTTCGCTCTGAGCCATTATATCCATCAAAGGGACTAACCATGTGCAAACAAACTCCTCGTATATCTCAGAGCGTGTAACGTGGGCATTTTGGTAAATGGTCGGAGTGTTTAATCGGTCTATTTTTAAGCCATTAAATTGATTAAAAATATATTGAGCCGTTTCAATAATACCAGAATGCCAATTCTCAGCAACTCGCCACACATTTGGTTGCGTGTGCAATCGATAAAATGTATAAATGTCAGCATCTTTGACATCTGTCTCTAAGTTTTTAAGCCAATATGAGTTTTTTGATTCAAATTGCCATGAGAAAACGCCAAAGTATTCGGCCTCTTTATGCTTTCCCTGCTCAATTAGTTCCCGAATGATGTGATTTTCAAATGCAGGCTGAAACGCTTTGCCCTCATAAATAGAATTGTCATAGCCAATTGCGTTTGGACTTATATACTTCTTTGTTTTGTCATCAAAGTATATTTGATAAATTACTGATTTTGCAGCCATCTGTATGCTCTTTTATAACACGACCCACATCCAGTCGATAATCTATTTCCAGTTGACCTTTTATACATGTCAAATATTAAATGCCAAACAATGTCTTTTCTGTCCATTGCTTGTCCGCCATGCGAAGCTACATGAATTTTTATTTCTGGTATTGTCATAAGGCAAATATAGTAAAATTTCACAAAAACAAGAGAGGCGACATGGTTTCCCAAATCGCCTCTCTAAACATTTTTGTTTAAAACTAATTAAGCAATTTTACTCTCCAAATAAGCCTTTGTTGCTTGATAGCTTGTTACAAAGAAATCTGGTGCTAACTCTTGCTCTCCGCCCATTGGTTGAGACAAAGTAATATTGAACGCATTGTCATCGCCAATCAAAACTCCAGTCGCTTTTGTAAGCGCAGTGATTTCTAAACCTGCCGACATGCCGTACAATTCAAATGTACCATTTGTCTTTTCAACTACAACGAATAAATCGTCAATTAATTTTAAATTATCCCAAACATTTTTAGCGTCTTGAGTTTGTTGCTGAAATTTACCAGTAATCGTTTGCGTAAACGATTTGATATTGTTTTCGCCAGTTACTAATTCTTGACTCGCACCTGCGCTTTTTGTTTTTGCGCAGAACTTGTAAAGATAGTTGTATGGTTGTAAACCGATTGCAGTAACAACGTTCTCGCTATCTGTCGTGAATCCACTATCGGTCAAATCCGATAGTGAACCCACGTAAATGTTTTTGGCTTTTATTCCGCCTACCGATTGCAAATCTTCGCAAGTCGCACAAGCTAATCCACTAACTATTCCACATGGCATGATATTGTCTCCTTTTTTTTAAGTTAAATAATTATGATAATGCGATAACAGATAAATCGCCATAGATGTACTGAGTTCCCATTTTGAATTCAGCATCGATGTAATTCATTTTGTCTCTTTTATCATAAAAGAAATCTAAAGTATTTGTGTCAGAAATTGCATCTGTACCAATAACTAAGTTCTCTCTGTATGTGTAAACTGCTCTGTGTTTGTGATTCATGTTATTAGCATTGATTACTTGAGACCAACGGGATTTCTTGTAAACTGGAATGCCTCTGAATTGTAATACTCTCGCAGCTTGCTCAACCATATCCCATGATTTATCGCCACAACAAGCATCTTCACGACAAGTCAAATAGTTGTCATAAAGTTCACGTGTTAAAGCGAAATATTTGTCGCCCTCTGGCATTTGGTCTAAGATGTCTGGTGCAATTTCGTACATTGAACGCAATGTGTCTAATGCAGTGCAATCGCCTAAAGTTGTTGCAATTGTTACCTTTTCAACATCGTAAGCGTTTGCGCCTGCAATTAAGCGAGCCCATACTCCAGTACATGATGCTAATGTGTCATTTGTTGAGTTCTCATCGCCAAACCATGCAATATCGTAAACGTCTAAACGCACTGCGTTTGTTACTTTCTCGATAATGTAGTTTTCTACGATAGTTCCCTCTAAGTTTTGAGCCTCGTTACCAGTTCTCAAAAACTCTTCCATGAAAGTGTTTTTTAAGTTCTTAGCACACTGGTCTAAATTAACTTTTAAATCACATACTTCAATAAATTTCTCAGTGATGTCAACTACATCGCCTGCATTATCACGACCGCAACCAACTGAGGGACGAACTACGCCCGAAAGGATTGTGTCTAATGCTAATTGTCTTTTAGATTTGATGTCTAAAATTATTCTGAATTCGTTTTGTAACTCTGGAGTCAAAAACGTTGGTTTAATTAAAACCTCGTTAGCTTGTTGCCCTGCCCAACTAACGTTAATGTCTAATACATCTGCCATTTTCTTGTTGTTTTATTTTTTGTTTAATTAATATTGTTTTTTAATGTTTTCTGCTACAATGTCAAATGGCGATTTTTTAACCTCTGACTTTGCTGCTGCTGCGTTTACTACTTTAGTCTCAGCCGTTTCAACTAATGACTTTAACGCTTTAAATTCTTTGTCCATTTTCGCTTTGAATGCTGCGCTTGCAGTTTCAATAGTTACTTTCTCAGCTTTTAATGCAGTGATTTCAGCATTTAACGACTCAACTTGAGCGGTTAAAACTTCTGTTTCATTTACTGCCTCTTCTACTGCAACTTCAACCTCACGAATCTCAACGATTACGCCTGCTGCGTCAACTAAAATGATTTTGCCAGTTGCTAAAGCATGCTCGCCCTCTGGTGCAAAAGTTGTCATGGTTTCGTCTGTGTAAACTGGTTTCCCAACTTCCAACTCGCCGTCTCCATATAAAATTGTAATTCCGTCTGCCAATGGCTCAACGAAATTTGTTGGCTCTGTGCCAGTCAATGCCTCTTCAATAGCCTTGAAAGCAGAGGCAATTTTGTTTTTGAAATTTGTATCCATTTTTATTTTATCGTTAAATTTTCCGAATGCTGCAATTGGCATCCTTACCGCATCCACAAAGCCAAGTTCTTTTGCTTGTTGTGGTGTCATGTAAGT